CCTTGTGGAGCACACCAAGGTGAATTCTTCACCGTTAACGTATGCAGAGAAACAGATCCGTAATAATCAATGGTCGGAATGTCGTGATTTCGTATATCCCGCAAGGGAATTATACGAGTCGCGCGTCCGTTACAACCACTAAAGCGGCTTATGCCGCCCTAACGGAGGTAATTGACGAAACACAACGACCAAAGTTCCAATTCAATAACTGCTATCATCGGGCAACGTCTCAGACGGTACCCAATGTCGGTATTGTATGCCAGCAGAGTCTCGATACTACGCAAATTGCGAATTATTGGGACACTGGCGTTGACAATGCTGACCACTTTTGGAGTTTTCGGATGGCCACGAACACTAGTTCTGGCAATCCTAACAACTACGGAGTGGATGGCGTTAGGGGATTGGAGTTTACGGACGGGGATCCTTTGGCGCTTTTAGATGTCAGAAGCCTCATTGACGCATCTTATGCTTCAATGTTGCCTGGCATCCGGCCCAAACTCTCTATTGTCAATGAACTCTATGAGCTCAAGGACTTCAAGAGAGCCCCAAAGTTGATAACTGAGATAAAGGATTATCTTACTCATTTGCCGAAGTTGGCTCGTAGTTTAGCTTCTAGGAATCTCGCTGGTGATTTAAACCAGAGAGCTCTTCCTCAGCTACTCGACTTGCTACCCGGTTCTGGTAAGGTGATCGAATATTCTCAGCGTAGCCGCAACAGTGCAAAATTGCACGGTCGCACGTTACGTCAACTTACTCGTTTATCTAGCGAAGCGTATCTCACGAATGAGTTCGCTATCGCGCCGTTACTGAGGTCGATCAAATCACTTGGTGAAATGATCTCTTCAGTGAAGCGTATTCTCAATAAAATTGAGAAGGATGAGAATAAAGTGTTAAGGAGGCATTTTATGTCCCCCTTGACAGGCATTCTCACATCCGGAGTTCAGACGTTTCAGCAGGTTGAGACCAACACTTATACTAATGAGTATAAGCGCGTTATCGCCCTACCGAAACCACCTGTCTTCCACGCAACTCTTGAGTTTAGCTATCGGATTAAAACGCTCCAAAAAGATCGTTTTAAAGCCGCTATTCTAGACTTTATGGGGTTAAATCTTAACCCCGCTATTGTCTGGAATGCTATACCCTGGTCCTTCGTTCTCGATTGGGTAATTGGAGTAGCCTCTTGGCTAAACCAGTTCCACATCGACAACTTGAACCTAGAGACGGCCATACGACAGTACTGTTATTCGATCCAATGGAACCGATCGGTAGACTGCTCAACAAAGCATTCTATCAACGGCCCTAGATCGAATTCGCATGTACTTAACCGGATCTGGTACGACAACGTCTATTCTAGACGTGTTGCCGAACCTGATCTAGCTCGACACCTTACGGCGTCGGGGTTGAGCTCGAAAGAGTTCAGTTACATCGGTGCACTATATGGCGTTCGCCTGTAACGGGTCAAGCTCTCGATAGAGAGCCCTTACCGCTACTTCAACGCTGTAATCACAAATAACAATCGTTAATTATGAATACAGTCATTAGAGTAACCAGGCGTGCTACAATCGTTAAATTGCTCATCGAAGCTGGTTTTCCAGTTTCGCGGTCAATTTCGATTGCTGACATAGCCGTAGTCACACAGCGTATTGAGTACAGTCCGAAGGACGAAGCTTACTACTTGCATTGGGTTGGGTTATCTCACGATAACTTGTCCCATGCAATGGAGTTCGAGTCGAACTTGGACGTCATCAATACTGTGCACTCACTTCAGAACTGTGGGATACCTGTACTTTTAGTACAGATACCTTCCTTTCCTGAAGATGTACTACTGATAGAAGTATCAGTAGAAAAGATGCCTATAAAGGTATCAAGCATTCGAGGCCTTGTGAGCCAAGAGTGTTCAACGCAAAAATAAGCATGTTCACTAACCCTATTGCATACAGCAACGGTTCCGCTACAGTCAGTTATGACTATAACGGAAGTCAACTCAATCAATCCCAATACAAAGACAATAGTTCGTCTTTGGCGCTTCCTCATACGTTCGATATTGCACATCGCAATAACGGATCGGGTGAGGACACCGTGCGCTCTTCTAGATACGGCATTCGCCGTATGGTTGAAGACGCGCTCGGTAATCAAGGTCAGATTAGTATTGACCTCGTCGTGAAGACACCTGTGAAGGTGGCTACCTCGGCGCAAGTGACCGAACAGGTAACTCTGATGAAGAATTTCCTGGCCGGTTCGGGAGTGATTGCGAAGATTGTTGCTGGAGAGATCTAACAAGACCTCTTCAAGCGCAACCGTCTGGAATCGTTCAGTAGGGCACATGCTCTAGGATACATACCTTTGCAGGATGTAAATAAGAGCCTAGAAGAACATAAGTTCTTCGCTGCGCTGTTGAACGACGTACAAACGTCTCACAGTGAAGTTTATTCACCACGTCAGATGCGGCTGGACTGCCGAAAGGCAGAGAGCCGAATCAGACGGGAAGGTTTGAGTTTTCTTACGAAAACTCTAGCACGCCTCGGCAAAGCCTTTGATAGGGCTTTGTCGGGTGAAGTGCCTCTCGACTGCACCGGTTTCCGCAAGGAAAACGGCACTCAGCTCCCCAAGTTTTTGGGTGGGCTGTTCAAGAGCGTCTTCACGCTCGACGGTTGGATCCTTCCAACTCCATGTGTGAGTTGCATCGCAACCATACGACAGGTTCTGTACTGGTTTTACCGGTACGAACTACCATATGAACAAGACCAAGAACAAGAAGTTATTGACCAGTTTGTTCAAACTGAGTCAGAACTGCTTGAACTATCGCTGCGACTGTCGCAACTCGCGACAGAAGCAGATAGCGGTGTTCCTCTTAGTAAGCAATCTTTTGATTGCGAACGTGGAGGATACATCATTGCGAGGGCTAGAGCCGAGCTTGCTCGACTCTTTTCAACCTTCGACCACCGAGACATCAACCCATGCCATGGACCCGGAGCGGTCTCTACTCGAGAACGCCTTTGGGACAAATGGCATTTTAGGTCAGTGTCTCCACGCATCACCAAAACATATCCATTGGACGCATATTACTATGCGAACCTTGGGCATGTTGTGGATCATCTGCAACAGCTTAACGCTACTGCGGAAGTCGAGAATTCGGCCCGAGTTGTACTCGTTCCGAAGGACTCGCGTGGACCTCGATTAATATCTTGCGAACCACTGGAATTCCAGTGGATTCAACAAGGTTTAGCGAGGGCTATCGTCAAGCACGTTGAGACCCCGCCGAAAAAGCCCGGACAAAACCGGGCCTATCGACAGGTCAACTTCACAGATCAGCGGCCCAACCAAATTGCAGCCCTTT